AATCATTTGCTGGCCTCGTGCTGGGCGTGCCACATACGGCACACGGCGGGGTTAGGGTGATAAACAAACGCTTCGGGGGTTAAATCGTATCCACCCCGCGAATTTAAATTTAGTTGTTGGTAGTGAGCCTTTTTAGGCTCAGTTATTACTGCCGTGTTACCGTTTCGGCGTAAGTCGTTATAGTGATAAGCATCGGACGGGGTGGGATTTGAACCCACGGTACAATTACCTGATTCGATTTGTTTGATTATGATTGGGAGCTTCATGGTAATTTATTGCGTCAAACTGAGTAAATGTTACCGTTATCACCATGGCGTATTCTTACCAGAAACGCGGCAGCCCTTGGTTCTTTATTCGTTTTAAAGACCCGACTGGAAAATGGCGTAGTAAAAGCACCCGCTACCGAATCGACAATACGCTGCATCGCGCAAAGGCAACGGCCGAGGCCGCTCGAATTGGAGTCAACGAAAAGCGAAAAGATTGTGGCCACGAATGGGTTGATGATTTGATCGAAAATCATCCCGTTTCCCCTCTGACAAAAGTTTATTACAGAAACTGCTGGCGTCATCTTGCGAGGTTTATTAATGAAAAAAGCATAAGTCTGCAAGCGTTTTCTGCAAATGATTGTGAAATTTATTTGCGATGGCGCCAAAGCCTGCCCCGCACCTCTGGCGGTAAGGCTGGACGGAACCAAGCGTGCCAAGATTTGAAGATTATCAAATGGATTCACAGGCAAGGTAGATTGCTTGGAAAAATGGATTCTGTCGCCCTTCTGGATTATCGAATTAAAAGGGGCCCGATTAGCCGAGTTAAACCCGTCTTTTCGGACAATGAAATTAAAATCACCCGGAAGGCTCTTGCCGTGGAGGGCGTGCCCGAATGGATGCGAATCAGCTTTGAGATCGCCTTGGCTACGGGGTGCAGATTGCGTGAGACGCAGATTCCTTTGGATTGCGTGGACTTGAAGAACCGTGTGCTTACCTTCCCCTGCCCCAAAGGTGGAATCGGCAAATCCTTTAGTATCCCCATCCCAGCCGCTATCGAACCCATGCTCGCCAAGATGCAGGCCGAGGGACGCGAGATGACCTGCGAAGTCCCCCGCACGCGAGCCTCGCTTTGCTGGCGTCGCCTGCTCGATATATGCGGGCTTAAACGCCACTGTTTTCACTCCCTGCGTGTAACTCGTGTAACCAGGCTTCGGCTTTCAGGCTGTTCTCAATCTGTCGCCATGAGACTCGTGAATCACTCTTCGACGTTAGTGCACGAGCTTTACCAACGGCACTGCGTGGACGATCTCCGCGATGCAGTGAACTTAGGCCAGTCGTCCGTATCAGCCGCCATTGATCAAAGTCAGACGGAATTACCTTACCCGCGATCAGTGGGAATCCAGGCATCGCCTGCATTTGCTTAATTCTGACGTAACCTAACCCGTAAGCGGCGCCTAGTTGGCGAAGGGAAAGAGCTTGGTTCTGCTGGCGCAGTTTCATGGCAATATCGTTGAGGCGCCCCAAGCTCATAAGTATCTAGCTTTGTTCTCCCGATGCCCTCGCGAGCAGTTGCGTAATGAGTTGAGAAAGTGAAATGCGACGGGCAGCGGCCAGTTTTTGTGATGCTTTTTTCAACGCAACGGGCAAAACGATGTTCGTCTTTTCCGCTTTTAAACCGTTGAGTGGACGACGAGCCATACGCCTTGCATACGCACAGACGGCGTATTAGCAACACATTTTTTTGGGCATTAGCTTTTTAACTTATATTTGAATGCGTATTTATTACGCATACAATCCTCCCTATGAAGAAGGCTAAAACGAACCTTACCATCGACCCAAAAGTTAAGCGGAACGGTGAGCGTCTTGCCAAAAAAAGTGGATTATCCCTTTCGGCATATATCACCACGTTGCTGGTTAAAGAGCTAGCTAAAGAAAATAAACGCTAAGATTTAGGCGATTTGCCTGTGGTTAGCCTGTAGTGCGGTACCTTGCGGCAGTGGCCTAGAAACTTCTTTCCCTTTGCATCAACGTGAGGCAATCGGATCACATAACTTTTTCTTTCGGCTCTGCCGTCTTTAACCAAGTGCGCTAAAAGTTTATTGGCATAATTTGCCGACTTACCCCACAGCTTAGCGATCTGGTTTTTAGTTAGCCAGCCGTCTGGCACTACCTCCTGCCGATGCCCGGCGACATACTCCGTCAGAACGGTCGCCCAATCTGACTTTATACTGGATACCGCCATACTCCTCCCACGGGCGATAGAACGTTCACCGTGCATCCTTGCCCGCCTTCTACGTACTCGCCCCAGGCTACTCCGTGCTGCCACCTGGTAACGGATCGCTGGCGCCGGGCGTAGTGCATGCTGGGAATATCGGCTAGGCAACCAATCGACCAGCCCACGGGTGCGCCAATGCTACGGCCTGCGATCCTATCCACCCGGTGCAAGTGGCCCATGACGACAGGCTTTCTAACCATCTCTACGTGGTCGCGCACGGCTGATTCTGAAAACATAAACCCGTGGCCGAATGCTGTTCCGCCAAGATCGCGCCAGCCTTTCTCTATGTCGTAAGGGATGTACTGCGCCTTTAGATCCTTGCACATGTTATATATCTCGGACTTTGCAGACGTACAGCAATGGGCCACAATCGCGCTAGGCGAGTATTGTAGAGCTGTTAGGCGGTGCTCATGGTTTCCCTCAAATATGTAGCGTGGCGCAAGTTCTCGAACGAAATTAAGGCCAGCATCAAAGTCCTCGCGGATGGATGCAGTGCGTTCGGGAGAATCTGGATCTTTCCTTGCGCTGCCCATCAGCCCGGACAGATCGACAAAATCGCCTAGGTGGAGAGTCATGTCTGGATTCCAACGGCGTTTCATTTCCAGCGCAGCCTTACACGCGGCTGCGTTCGCTAGGTGTCCGTGGCTGCAGCTAACGGCTAGCCAACGCTTCCACTTGCGAATGACTTTCATTTCTTATCAGCGGCTGACGGGAAGCCTTCCAGCACGGCGAGAATCTGACGGCAACTTTCCCGCGATTGCGCTGCGACTACGCTCTCGTCGCTTGCTCCAATCAACGCAATCTCCGCTATGACTGAAAGCTGCATCTTTAGGGTGTGAACGTAGGTGCATAGATCCAGTATTTCCTCCCACGCATCTTTCCACACGGGCCTGCGCCACAACGCCCCGCCGTGCTCCTCTTGGCCTTTGCGGTACTTGGCCTCTAAATCCCTGCTTAGATCGCGGATGATGCCCGCAAGGTGCTTCTCGTGTTCGGGCGTCACCGTGAAATCCACGGCTTGCTATTAACTAGGCTGGTCGCCTTGCTCTTTTTGCGGATGTCCTTGGCCTGTACTTGTTCCACAGGGTTGCGTGAGATGTCACGCCAGCTTTTGTATTTAGCCGACTGTAGGTGACCAGTTTCCCACGATATTGCGGCCAGCTCAAAGGTTACACCAACGTGCTCGCCTAGGCGGAAGGCTGTCTCGTTGTCCCAATCTGCGATCCATAGATCCGCGTTTTTGCCTGACTGTTTTAAGGGTACCCAGTCAAACGCGAGACCGTAGTTGTGATAGCTTTCCCCTGGCTTGGCCTTGGTCACGATCTTGCCGCTAGTCGTCCTCCCTTTTGCATAAAGGGCGGCCTGCTCTTCCATCGTGCGACGGCCGCAGTAGATGAGCGGCTCGATCCGGCTGGTCACCATCTCATTTACCCATCCCCTCACCTGCTTTTGGAAGCTGGCGTCTAGGGAATCAATCGCCCGCAAGGTACGGGAACTAGCTTCCGCGAGGCTGGTCACTGCCTCGCTCGCTCTCTTTCAGTTTCTGCCAGGCTATCAGATAACGCTTTGAGCGATTTCGCAAAGAGGTCACGATAAGCCTGTGGGCAGGGCTTGTTTGTTCGCTCGGCCTTGTCCCATTCGTAGATAAAGTAGCTGATCGTGTCTGGGCTTGGCGGCGGGCCGTCTTGCGTTTGCGAGGTTGTCGCACAGGAGCACAGCGCAAGGCTAAGAATCAGTAGGAGGGCGTTTCGTCCACCAGTCATTGATGTCCCTTTGCCTGTTGCGGCGCTCTTTTTCGATCGCTTCAAAGTTGCGCTGAAGCGGCGATTTGCGTTTTAAAAACCAGAGCACGATCCCGATTATCCCGCCCAACGCCGTTAGTATTCCGGCGATCATGGGTGGTTATTTGCGACTAAACTTGGACAGAAAATCCACTATGCGACCGAGCGTCCGCTCAGGTTCTTCACCTGGGATAAAGGCGGCCACGGCTGCAACGGCTGCCAGTAAGGCGGTAACTGCGCCAAGGGCGCCAAGCCAATCGATTTTAAGTAGTTGGGGGATGAGTTGTTCCATGCCCCTCGCGGGGTGTCAAAGGCTGAACCGACGCTTTATCAACTCCCAGGCTGTGCTTACCACTGCCCCAGAGACGAGCGCCAGCAGCCACAGTTTCGTTTTTATGGTGTGGGCGTCGCGCTCCATGTTAGTTAGCCGGCCGTGGTACTCGCCTAAGCTGGCTTGAGAGCGTTCTAATAAATCCAGAATTACCGACTGGCGGGTCTCTATTCTTGCGATGCTTTCTCTGACTAGGCTTAACCGCTCGCTAAGTTCAGCGACTTGGTCGGTGCTCATAGGGTGGCGTTCTCGGCTCCATCCGCAATCCGCACCCACTCGTTACCCTGGGCATCAGTCCAGCGAATAATAAATCCCTCCGCCTCAAGCCAGCGAAGGCTGGCAGTAAAATCCCGCCAGCTTGGGGTGTTGGTATCTTCCGTTGCACTCATTCACTTTTTACTCTCCCGGCTTCAGAGGCCGCCCCCATCTCCCCGTAATCTGGCAGGGCGTTGTTCTCCGTGTGCTTAGGCGAGCAGGAGCAGAGCAAGAGGGCGAGGAGGAGGAGGGGCATTACGGCAATCCTAGCCCTTGGCAAAGCGTGGTTTTTAATAGGTTATGCAAAGCCAGTATTTGTGCCGTTGTTAACGTTACATTAAAAACTGCGGCAAAAGAACCAACGCTCCCCCATTGTGCGCTATTGGCAAGATCGCCAAAGAATGCAGGGCCGCCGTGAGCCGTATCGCTTGTAAAAGTCCTAGAGGTAGTTGCCGCAAATGAATTATAAACATTAGCGGTTGCCGTATTTGTAATTGCTCCGTTAATAAAGCCACTTAAATCTGTATTGGGGGAAAAGGTAGTAGAAGAATTTGAGCTTCTTCTTTGCCAGAAATGGAAAGTATTTGCACCATTGGAAATTCTAAAGACTATAGAGCTTGTAATTGTTGTGTTATTCAAGCCGACTGCAAAAATTGTGTGAGTGCCAGTTGGTAAGAAGTATGAAAATCGCAAACAAGAATTTGTTGGGGAAAATGTAAGACCATCTACACCCCAAGCTGGGCTGTTGGCTATCGTTCCATCATATGTCCCTAACCCGCCCAAGCTATAAGCAATACTCCCGCTACCTTTACTATGAGTAGAACGAAGGGGATAGCAGAACATATTATTGTAAAGGCCGACATTCTTCATTTCTAAAACAAATTGATTTATGTCGTTTTGTGCCGACACATCTGTAATCCCTGACCTTCCAATGTAGGCAACGGCATCTAGGTCTGCCGTTGGCTTAATTACTTGCCTACGATAAAGAGGCATCGCCTACTCCTAACTAACTTGGCAAACTCTAGCCGTGCTACTGGAAGCAGAAAACACGGCGGTATGTAGAAGCGATAACTGCCCCTGCGGACACTCCCAATAATCTCCACTAGATAAGCGAACTTGATATGAAATAGTGGTGCACGTTGCACCGCTGGAAATGAAAAGATTGCCCGGCCCTTCCGAAAATACCGTCAGCACTTCCCTGCCCGCTACTGCCGAGGCGAGGGTGGTGGACGCCGTGGTGCTGGTAAAGTTGGTATTAGATACTGCCGTGCCTTGGAGCGGGTAGAATGTGACTACGCTGTTAGAGATCGAGGCGGTGACCGATCCAATCTGTGCCGTGCCTGCGACTAAAGCAGGTAGAGATCCGATGGTGATAGAGTTGCCGATAGTAACTGACGCAATGCTAATCGCCTGCGTGGCGGGGAAATTAGAAATGGATGCCGTGACGCTTCCGATCTGTGCTGTGCCAGCGGTGAGAGCGTTCAAAAGGAAAACAGGAACACTTCCCCAGTTGGTAAATCCTGCGGCTATTTGTGTTCCAGCTTGTTCAAAATCTGTACTAGTTGTTAGGTCTGGCAGTACACCAACCGTCACCGTGCCAGAGATGGGAACCGTTCCGCTAATTGATGCGGTTACAGAGCCGATCTGTGCCGTCCCTGCTCCGATTGTGACTGTCCCCGCTCCAATCGTCACCACCCCAATGCGGTTTGTGCCAGCGGGCAAGGAAGGGATAGAGCCAACTGTAACTCCATTTACTCCAAAAGCGTTTGCACCATTTGCATTGAAAACTACCGCTCCAACTAGATTTTCATCGGCTAAAAAATCGTCTTTTAAATATATAGGAAGATTGCTCGCCGTAACCGAGCCAGAGATTCCGCTTACCTGATCGTCGTAGTAGATGACGAGGGCGGCCGTAGTAGTCAAGCCGGCGGTAGTCGCCACCAGAGTAAGGGCGGTATTTGCACCCGACGTAAAGGCGGAAGCTGTAACTGAGCTATCCGCAAAGTTATACATGATCCGCCCGCGATCCGCCGCCGTCACAAGCAAAAGCTGGTCGCGATCAATGTTTAGCCCAGTGAGCGTAAGGACGTTAGTGGCGGGCGAGTAAGAATAATTAGGCCAGATCTGTTTCATTTTCTTGTGCTCCTTGTCATCCCAAGGCAATCGCTAGGGCAACTGCCGTGCCAGTGGTTACGCCTGCAGCCCCAGGCGTGCCTGCCACAATCGGCGTCCCTACGGCAACCGTAATGCTAGCAGGCCCGCAGACTGTGGCGGTGATAGGCATTATTCAGTCACCTCGCCTGCAATGGATACCGATCCTTGCAGTAGGCGGATTTTAGTGGCGGCTGATGTAGTAAGAAGCAGATCCCACTTTCCGCCGCTGATAGGTAGGGCGGAGGCCGTAGCTGCGTTCAACGCCAGGGTAAGGCTGCCCGTAGTGCCAGTAGCTGTGACAGCGGCAAATGAAGCCAGCAAATTGCCGTTGTAGGTATCACGGATCTGAGCGGCTGCGGTTGCGCCAGCCAGCGAATAAGTCGCACCCGTGCCGTCTTTAACTGCTACTTCCAAGGCAAGATCGACGCCTTGTTCTATAGTTAAATTATATACGCCAGCGGCCATACTTCTGGATGGCGTGTGTCAAAGGCTAGTAACCGATGACAGTAATGCGGAATGTGGCTGCGTTCTGCGTTTTGCTTGAGTTGGTTGCGTTAATTGCATCCACATGAACTTGATCTGTTGCAACTACATGCCCCAAAAATGAAAGACCTTCAGTAAGTCCGGCAGGAAGGCCAAGCAATACTATGTCGTTAACCAAAGCCCCGGTAACCGATACCGTAATGGAAGATGATGCATTATTTGGAACACTTCCAAAGTTTAATGATGTTGTTACGTTAATAGTTTCTGTGGATTGCGGCAGTACGCCGTAAGTCGCAGACGAAGCAAACAAGCCAACATTTATTAAACCAGATACGACATTGATATCAGATTGCGGGCTGGATTTAGAGACGAAATTGGAGTTAGTTTCCGTTTTTGTGTAGTACGAATCTCGCGCACCTGGGACACTGCTTCCGGCCGTGATTAAGTCTTTACGTATGGTGACGCCTCCTTGGTAGATAGTCTTAGGCGTACCGCCTTGAGTAAGCTCAATTTCTAAGGTTGGCGTAATGGTGGTTTCACCTGAATCAGCAAAGGCGTCCTCAACCTCTGCCGTGTTAATGGTGAGAGTGGTTTGTCGCATTGGAATGAACTGAATCCCGCTTGCGTCCAAAGCCAAAGAGGTCGTGATATTTGTAAGGCCGAGGCGACCCGTAAATCCAATAATATACCCGCCCTTTCCATTCTCTTGCACACTGATATTTGAAGTAATCGCACTAATGCCAGCAGAGATCGCCGCTTGAACGGATACGGCCGACTGAAAAAGTGGAATTGCCGTGGTGGCATTAGACCCGAAAACTAATGCAAACGATCCCCCGCGAGCCAGCGGCCCGACTGTCAGCTCATAAGTTTCGTTTAAGGCCGACGTTCCATTTTGCAACAAGGTTAGCGCAAGCTCACCAGCCGTAGGTGTGGCAGTAAATGTATCCGCGTATACAATCGGATTGCGTACTAATTTGACTACTTGCTGTGCCTCTATGCTGGTAGCTGGATTACGACGAGTGCTAATAAGCACTGAGCTGCTAGGGAAAAGCGTAAATGTATCCGGGCCAAAGGACATAGCTGTGTTTGGCTGGGTGGCTGTAAGCAAATAAGAACCGTAGGAATCAGTGCCATACAAAGCCACCGTAGAAACATTGTTTGAGATGGCGTTATAAACCGAGATAGCGGTGGCGTTATATGCGATTGCGGAGGAAGTAATGCCGTTAATCGCGAGCTTGAACGAACCGCCAGACGGTACTTCCTCGATATTCCCAATGCCAGCCTTTAAACTTGAGCTTCCAAAATCAATATCATCCAGCGAACCATTTGCCTTTTTCTCAAGCAACCGCAAGCGGAGCGTGTAGGCATCGTTTCTGGTAAATGTAGGCAACGCCCCGCCAATAACGCTCCCGCCGTCGATAAGCTGGCCGGAAGATGTGTCGATGTATAGGTCTAGTGTAGAGGCCATTTAGGCAGCGGAAGTGTCAATCTGTTTCCCATCGAATTGTTCCACCGGTAAATGGAAAAGTTGGGCCGTACCCGCAAGAAATCCAACCCACAAAAAATGCTCCGAATGGAATTGGTAGTGTAAGGGTTGTCCCACCACTCGCATAACTTCTAACAAAGCCATTATCAGGAGCAAATACTCCGTGCTCCCAAGCTCCACCAGATATAACTAGCCTTCCAGAAGTTGCCTTTGTTATGTTTAGACCTGGCCCTAGCAATTCTCCCGGGCCGGCTGTAAATGGCTGGAATGTATTTAAAATATTTGGTTTAATAAATTCAAATCCATAATCATCTGTTACTATTATTGGAGCAGGCGGCGTAGCCCCGCCTGCAACTGACTGTAAATAGCTAACCCGCGTCCCGTCATAATGCGGCTCGACATACATTCCATTCCCAGCCGTGAGCTTATATTGCCGTAAAAGATCAGCGGCGTATTCCGTGCGATTGATAATGTCATTAACCAGATCGGTGGTCAGCGTTGTCCCACTAGCCACCTTCGACAGCCGTGGCCGAATCATTGTGTAACTGCGTTAATGACCGCACCTTGAGCCGTGAAGTTTATCTGAATGTTGTTCCCTGCGATTGGTTTCTGGGATTGAGCCACCAGAACCAAGTCCTCAATTCTATCAATGATGCTATTTATATAATCTGCGGAGATACCGACGCCGTCTGGTGTTGGGCGAATGGTGCGGAGCGGCTGACTTTTACCCGGTAGCTTTGACGGTGAAGGATTTTCGGCCATAACCTTAGAACGAGTAATTTACATCAGAGAAGGAATTGACCTTTGCGAAGTTGATCGTGCCGTCGGTCTGATAAAATATGTCTGTGCCACGGAAGTATTCGGTAAACTGTTCCTCAATCTGGTTGAATAATCCTCTGCGTTGAAAGCTGATCCCGCTCTGAACATATCCAGCATAGATCCATTCGTGCAAAGGAGCGTAACTAACAATCGGCGGCAGCGCTATGCCACCGATGCCTACTGGATTTGCTTTTATGTATGATTCAAAAGCAACATTAGCGGCGGCTTGAGCCTCAGCAGTATTTTTGCTGCGTCGATATTCCCTAGCTCTTGGATTGGGCGGTAAAGTTATTCCGTTAATGCTTGTTGGCATTAACCGTTTTGTGGGAAGCGTGAGGCTTGTCCCGCCAAGGTTAAGCGAAATATTGCCGCCTTTAAGCGTATCAAATAAGGAATCTTGCGTGATGTATTTAACAACGATGGCCGCATCTGCCCCAAACACGCCCACGCCTGGCTGGCCCACTGCGGTAATGTAGGCGGAAGGCAAGCCAGATGCGTAATCTAGCCCGACGTAGGTAACGATTAGATCGGCAAGATCGCCATCTAGGGGATTCACGGCCGTGGTTTCGACAAGCATCCTCGTGTATTTTGTCGATGCTGTAGAGAAAGCGCTGTGCGTAACGCCTGTATCCGGCTCAAGTGATCCAATATCCGCAAGGCGAATCGTATAGTTTTCGACGAGCGTTACTAATCCGTCTACTGACGTTGACCGGCTGGCCTTGCGGAGAACCTTACCGCCAGCGTTCAGCACCGTATTGACTATGCTAACAGCCATATCAATAAGCCGATTTCAAGATCGGTACTCCTAGCTTGTCATCGATTTTCGTTAAGATATTTGAAACGATTTTCTGCATGGTATTAAAGCTGTTGAGCAGATCGGTATTTTGTTGCCTCTGCAAATCGCCCTCGGTTTGCGTAAGTGCATTTATTTGCTCATTATCTCTGAAGCTGCGACGTTCCCCTGGGGTTGCGCCAATGCCGGAAATTAGGGATATATCGGTCTGCCTTTGTTGCTGTTGCCTTTGAATATCAATCTGCCGAATCAGCCCACCCATGCCCATGCGTTCAGCGGCGGCCCTCACGCGATCTAGGATAGTTCCAGACGCCTCCATCCCGCGCATTACCAGCTCCCTGTTTTTGATGGCAGTTTCTTTTTCAAGCTGAAGGATTCTGCTTTTCTCGTCTCTTGCGAACTCCGCATCGCGCATCATGCGATCAAAGATTGTCTTATCGCGATTGGCTTCAAGTCTTGCGGCCTCTTGAATGTCGTAAATTTCCTCATCGTACAGTTTTTTGTCTAACTTTTTCTTTTCCTCAACTACGGCCGCCATGGCGTCTGCGCTTTCTGTAACGTCCATCGCGCCCTTGCCGGACTTTCCCGATCCTGGCTTAGTTTGATCGAAGAATTTGATCAGAGGTCTTATCGCGGCAAACCTGGCATAAGCCTCTACTGCGTCCATGATGGCTGTGGCAGTAACTCCGAAAACGATAGTTACTAAGTTTTGAAAGCCTTTCAAGGAATCAGACAGTGCAGAAAGGCTGGCGATTTGCTGATCTGTATATACGCCAATCGCTTCACCTTGCTCAATAATCGTGGCAGATCCTTGGTTAAGAACTTTGATAAGATCGGTTTGGGCCTTTCCAAGCAGTTCATTTACGATAATGAATTGACGTCCCTCATTCGCCCCGCTGGCAAAGCTATCGGATATTTTAAGCAATATATCCTCAGGCTGCATTGATCGCAGTTCATCTAAACTAATTTTTACCTCGGCAAATGTGTTGGCCAGCCCAGTGTCGCCAGCTAATGCTTTTTGCTGGGCTAGTGAGAGCTTGTTTAAGCCTGCTGATACCTGGTCAATTCCGCTGCCAAAGACCGAGGCGGCGTTGCCAAGTAGTTGTAGCTTGCTTGCAGATATGCCGAATTTTTCCGCAATATCCTGCAGCTGATCGCCCTTCTCAATCGCGCTAGAAAAGCCTGCGATGATTTTGTCGAATGCAAAAGCGCCAGCTATTAATGTGCCGGTCGTCTTAGCAAAACGCGTCACAGAGCTTTGAGCCGTAGCCAAGCCACGATCAAAGCCGGATGCGTCAAGTGCGAGCTTGGCTGTTGCTGTTGCGTCCATTATAGGCCCGCCTTTTTGCGCTCATAATTAGCTATGATAGACAGCCGCTTGATCATTTTTATCACCTGTATGTCAATGGACTTCTGGACTGTGGATTTGCTGATTACGTTAGCTATCCATGGGATTGTATTTGTCATTGAAATATAGGGCTTTGAGAAAGCGGCTATCTTTACTTGCGACCTATCCACCACGCGACCGCCGCCGGTGTGTCTATATACCCATTTTGGGATACCCCTGAATCCTCCCAGAATGCCAGCACAGACGGCCCAGCCTGACTTTGCGATACCTACGTTTCCACGCTTTTGCTTAAAGTATCTAGCCAGCTCGGTTTCCTTTGTGACGACCTGACGTACAAACTGATTTTTAGGCACTCGCCTATTCTTCCCAAACCTTGCGTTTTCATGGGCACTACCGCGATCAAACTCTCCAATCCTTGTATATACGTAAGGTTTATAATTCAGCCTATCGATTAAAGCCTGTGCCGCAGTCTGCGCACCGACTCCCTTTTTGCCCTTACCAAATGATTTGCCCAGGACAAGGGCGGCCAAAGCTGCGGCCGCTTGTTTTGCGTTTTGCGTTTTTGTTTTACCGGTGGGAATAGGAAGCGATCCAATTTCACGCACGGCCGTCGAGCCAGTTTTGTAAACGCGATCAATATCCCTAGTCACGGCCTTCTCGCCTATTGTCTTTGCCTTTGCATTTAATCCAAAAGGCTGGGTGGAATTAGCCAGGCTGACGCAAAGGGATCGAGCCTGTATTCGCATTTCCTTGGCGGCCTCAAGTTTTGTATTCCCCACAAAAGCCTTTAGAGCTTGTTGCAGTCTGATCGGATTGATCGTAAGGCTAGCGCTCATAGTCCTAACGCTTTCTCCATGTCACGGAGATCCGAGCCAACTACTGCGTAAGGCCGGCGCAACTTGGCCCCGTTCATGTACATAAAAACGTGTTCTGCCTGATGGACTAAATGCAGGGGTATGTCCCATAAGATTGTTTCCATTGACCAGCCCGTCTCTTTTGCCAGGACGAACACGCACGAGGCGGTTCCGCCTGGCGTTACTCGTTTCCCGGCGGCTGCGGTACGCCGGACGGAATCACATTAACCTTTGGCTTGTTGGATTCGTTTAGAATGCTTGCGACTAGAAGGCTGGCCGTATCCCGATCCTGTTCAGTCATCGTCTCAGACCATTCCATCACCTTATCTCGGAATGCCTCCTTATCCCACGCCAGCTTTAGGGCGGACTTACGATTTTTGGCCAGCAGGATGTGGATATAAACAAACGCATATACAAAGAAAATCGGGCTATCGGCCTCGTCACGAACTTGAATCATCAGCAGGCGGCTGCCCTCTGTGTATGCTGCGAGTTTTTGATCCTTGAAATATCGATCTGGCGATATGAACGCCTGATCTAATTCTTGTTGTAGGTTTTCTTCGCTCATAGTTTTTTCAGCATCGCCCGCTTCAGTTCTGGGCTGGCCCGCTGACTGACGAGCAGGGTTTGCCCACCACGTTGAATAGAGATAATTGGCTCTGCGGATCGCATCAAGCCCATCAGCGTTTCCCTATTTTCCAGCGCTGCCCTCACGTATCGAATCGGAGCCTCCTCATCTGACTTCATGTTTGACCAGGTGCGTTCCATTTCAGCCTTTGCCTCTTCCCCGCCAGATATTGTGAACCAAAACGTGAACTGCTTTTGGCCTGTATCTTCTTTAATAATGCAAGTTACAGGATCCATCGGGCGCAACTTTGCGCCAAAGGCCGAGGCGGCGGCCGCTACCTTTATATTTGTCGTTCCCCAGAAGCTATCAACCATTTTAGGATCTCATAAAACCCGCCGAGGCGGGTTAGCTCATATTAGGGAATCGAGTCGCAGATACGTCCACTGTTACAAACCCATCCGATGCCTTATTTACTGTGACGCTGTCCACGATGATCTTACCGCCAGTGCTGGCCGCGTTGGCCAAGGTTGTTAGGACTGCTCCGGCCGTGGTGGCATAAGAACCTGTGATCGTGGTGGAAAAGGCGAATGTATCAGTAGCGTTATAGACAGAAACTCCGACTACTTCCCCGCTGGAATTGCGAACTTCTGCACGTTCGGCGTTGCGAGTTTCAGTGAAAGATTGCACAAGCCCGCCAGCTTCAGCAGTGATACCGAAAAGAAGGCCAGATGTTCCGATTGTTGTGGCTGCCATATTGCCTTAAATTTTGTGTCAACTTGCGATGGAATTAGGCATGGCAATCACTGCCAGCCGGTAGGTGCGACGCATGGTGCGCTCCTCATCGTCGGCTTCAGGCTCTACTGATTCCAGTTTCGCATTAAAACAGCGGGCAGATCCGATGGCGGTGGTGGCGTTCAATCGCGTTGCGAGCGGGCTGGAATCATAAAAAGACTGTAGCACTTTGGAGCATTTTTGAGCATGGGCGTCTACGGTTGTATCGTCATAAGAATCATCCACCATAATTTCAACTGGCACGCTAAACACGCCAGATCCTTGCACTGGCTCTTCCGTTCCTAGCGTGGCTTTAATTACGATCGAGGGCGGCATGTTCTCCGTCTTGTCGTGCGACAAGTGATAGGTGACCCCGGTAACGGTTGTAGTTAGAATCTCTTGAAAGGCAGCTTCAATTAGACGATCGAGCATGGTGACGGCGGGCATATAACTAGATTCTTGTCACCAGAGCAGATGTTACACAAAGGCGTCGTGACTATCGGTGGCCAGCTTTTCATACAGTGCGACCTTGGCGTGATTGGCGCATTCGTGCAGGCAACTGACGCCAGGGTTAAATGTTTTATGCCATTTACGCACTTCGTCACTAAACCAAGCCTGCTTAAACGATTGCTCTTTAATCGACCCAATTCGGCCGTGATCGCTGTACGCAGTGTTGTGGCACGCGTAGATATTGAGATCCGCACCTACCACGCAAACGGCCTGAGCGTAAAGACAGCGATGGAATGGCCTAACGGGCGACTTGCTTGGACTATCCAGATCGTAGGTCGTGTTAATGGTGAAATCTGAATCGCAAAAAGATTGGCATTCGGCCAGTTGCTCCCGCACCCTGGTCGCAATCGTGTTGTGATATTCTTTAAAGTTCTGCACGTACACGGGAGAGAAGCGGACATTACTTACGCCTGAATCCTTGAGCTGTTTAGCGAACGGAACTAGCCCCTCGTAATTGTAACGGGTAATAATAAAGTTAATCCCAAGATCGCAGCTCTCTGTTTTCGTGTTGGAAAAGTTTTTAATATTCTGCATCACGGAATCAAACGATCTATCAGGCACGTTACGGCTCGACGCCATCTGCTCCGCGCTTGTGTAGTCCATCGAAATCCTAACCCACTTTGCCTTGCCCAATACTTCAGCCCTTTCTCCCGCAAGCAGTTGGCCGTTGGTAATAATGGATAGATCCAGCCCAGACGAAACTGTTTTAGTCATAATCTCGACAATGTCTTTATGCAGCAAAGGCTCTCCGCCACCGCTGAAGGTGACGGCTTTTGTTCCCATGTTTGAAAGATCCTCTATTAGTTCTAGTGCCTTATCTCGTGGCATCACGTCCCGCTCGTTCATGCTGGTGTGCATGCCAGCCTGTAGGTGCAAATCAGGCCGATCCTTGGGCCGAGTTGTGCCATCTGAATAAACGCAAAAACGGCAGGCGTGATTGCAGATATTTGTCGGCTTGATCCGCACGTAGATGGGAGCGGTAATAATATCGTCGCGAAAGCTGGCAATCTTTTCTGGAAATGAAAAGATTTTGTAATCGCTGTATTTATTTTGTTTCATTATTATGCGCTGATAAGCCCTGGCAGATTTAACGGATGTTTTGATCCAACTGCTATTTTTCTTGGCGTTTGTGGGGCGCAGAAATCGAACCAATCAAATTGCTTTACCGGCACGTATGCGTTTCCAAATGTTTTTCTAATTCCCGACATCATCGTGTCATAAGTAGGTCGGGGTGATTTTCTTGAAATAGAAGTGGTTGGGTGATCGTAATCGTATGATTCGATCCAGTCCTGACCAGTTGCGCTTTCCAAGTAATCAAATACAACTATCGGAGCGATGCGTGCTAGGCCATTAAGAATTCCAAACTCGTTTAAAGAATCGTTGGCATGATAATATACGCCCCATAAAAAAACCATATCGGCTTTAATATTTAGGAATTCTTGTAATCCTAAGCAGTTTTCGATGTTCCCAAGAATTGTACTTACCCGATTATCTGAGATAAAACGCTTTCTAATAACACTTAGATTAGCTTCTCGGCCATCGTTCACTATTACGCGGCTAGCGCCTTGAGCTAACAACCATTCCGTCTGATCTCCTATCCCGGCCCCTGGTTCAAAGATTGTTTTGCCAGCTATTTGTAAACCCGTATTTTGCATAACTTCCCATCGCAATCGATTCAGTGTTTGTTGCCGTCCGTCATGCATATTGGTTAAACCAAAGACTACGTTTTGTTCATCTGGTGTTAGATTATTCATTTTTTTTCTTTCTTATTTTAGCAGAATAAATGCAGGCCATTCATCGGGTTTGGCAATCGCCAATGGGATTTCCTCGGCGTTTTGAGGATAAATGCCTCTTAACCCATCAATAGTTGCGACAATACGTTGTGCATTGTGCGACTGATGCGTAAGACCGTGGACTTCGTCCTGCCAGCCTGCAAGCAGGACAGGAGCACGCTGCAACGAGACATCTAGTTTAATTTGCTCGTATGCTCGTTCTAAAATAAATGGCGTAAATGAATAAACAATCGGTCTTAGACCTGCCAGCGCCATGCCTGATGCAATTCCGACTAATGATTGTTCTGCAGTACCAAGATTAAAATATCGTTTTGGAAACTTGTTGGCAAAGGTTGAAAACAATCCTCCTCCAACATCGCCTATCAGCAATACTATGCGCTCATCGCTTTCGGCCAGAGCAGTCACCGCCTGGGCAAAAGGCCACCTCATTTTAGATCCTCAATCATGGTCTGAAATTCATCGTCGGTAATTGTGTGAGTGTGCCAACTTTCATTTTCCTCGAGCATCCGTACCCCTGCGCCTCGTTTTGTCTTATGTATTTTAACTGGATAGATATGAGGGATAATGTCGTCTGTATTGCATATTGTGCGGCAAGATCCTTGCCAGCCGTTAGAATCAATGTGAACAAATAGATGCTCTTCAAGTTGAAGTGATTTTGCGAGATTTAGTGATTCCCAAGTTGTTCCTTCCAGAGTTTCGCCATCACCCAGCAAAACAAAGACGCGATCATTTTTCCCAGAGATTTTGTTTGCAAGCGCCCACCCAACCGCAATAGGAAGTCCGTGACCGAGTGACCCTGTTGTCGCTGGTATTCCTTCTTTTAGGTTTCTATATGGATGCGGATGCGATATATCTGGCTTGTATCCCAGTTCTTCTAAGATTGCGTAATAAGATGGAGCGGCATGACCCTTTGACAAAATAAAAATATCCGAGCCATGCCTCATTTGCTCAAATATTTCCAGCATAATTGGAAGTGCTGAAAGGGATCCAGAGGCGTGGCGATGCTGCTGCTTGTAATCGATTTCTATTGTTCGATAAATTAGTTTTTTGCGATTTGTAAGGTTCACAATATTCCCTCATTTTCTAGTATATGAATTGCATGATATGCGCTTCTCGCCATCTGCCCGCGTTTAGTAAGAATCACGTTCTCGGTATCTCCACAAAGCAGGTGAAAGGCATTTTTGTTGTGAACGTTAAGGCACGGCCAGCTCGGACCGGTGGATGTTCCGATAACAGCTTTTGCCTTGGCAGCCGTTGCCCCTATCCAGGTCACATTCTTGCCATCAAATGCCTGGCATAATCCAGTAGCGACTGTGCTAATTACGCGATGACCCTTGCTAACTAGCTTAGATATTAAGTTGCGAAAATCATCCGGGTTAAAGTTTGTAAATTGACCAGACAGCCCTGGCGAATTTATCACGACAATGTCGCAATCTGGCGCCATCGGAATGAAAGAATCTAAGGCCGGATAGTCAAACAGGAGGTCATCGACTTTGCCGATCGGATTCTTTACGCACATCCTGCTGGCCAGTTCCTCAAACCAACATAGATGAAATTCGGCAAAGTTTAATTTATCTGGGTGACTCTCCCAATATCCGCCTGCATTACGCCAAGAATCAATGCTATTAGCCGGCGCTTGATCGATAGGCCTAATGTGTAGGCGTAAAGACATGTCGCTTCGCAACGCATCAATTTCTTCAAACCTACACAGCTCAGGGTTATAATAGTGCGTGATCTCAAGATCTGGATTTTGCAGGCATAGCCGACGTAGAAAGTTTAACTGCACTAGGTTGTCGCCCAAACGCAGTGCGTTGTGCGTGTGAATCACGGGTTCCTCTCCTTAAATATCTTTTCGCCCAGCTCGTAGTTTTCCTTGGCATTGTGGCGTTTAAATTCCGCATCCTGCGCTGCGCCCGTGAATAGCGGATTATTGTGAGTGAATACGATGTCCTTGGCAGGAATGATCACGCCGTCGTATGCAGCCCTCTTGGAAAATTCGTTATCTGAGAAAATGCCAGAGCATGCGTCATATTCAGCGGCAAACATGGCGCCCTGGTCTTGCAGTCGTGCTTTAGTCAGGATTGCCATGCACAGCAGATCGTCTTTGCGGTGGCCATCGGAAATCGCCAGTACCTTCGGCTTGCTGGTATCGCCAATCTTATCGCTGATTATCTTGTCCCAATGCAGCGGAGGATCCCAATCGTCAGAGCCTTGAATGATAATCTCCCCACGGGCTACTTCGGCCGCCCTGTTCCAAGCGGCAATACATCCACCTTTACCTTTAACGATTCCCCAATTTTTAAGCATATCGGCTTTAGGATCGTCATCGTCGACTGAGTAGATCCACTCAACTGACGCTGGATCTGCCGCCTTTTTCATCCACAAGATGCGGGCGTTAATCGCTTCCTGTGGGCGGCCTCGCGTGGCGTGGCAGACCGTAATCTTAACTGGCTTCTGCGCCCGCCACATGTTCTCAATCTTTTCTGCCTCGGCCGTATCGCCCACGGCTTTACAGGCCGCAAGGTATAGATCGATGCACTCGAAGTCGTACACGGTGCGCTGGGCGTTCCAGATCTTTACGCCCGGATCGGGCTGTACCATGGCCGATTTCAGCAAGTGATAAGCCTGTAACCACGCACCCACGCTGGCCTCTTCCCTGGCTAGAAAGTAAATCGCTTCCCTGCGCCCAGGGTTCATTTGATGGGCCTTTTGGTACAGGCCGATCCTGACGGTGCGATCCTGCGTAGCTGTGGCCTGATTGCAGGCGGCCTCGTAAGCCAGCGTTGCTTCTTGCCCCGGCCAGACGGCCGCAACGTGCGACCACGGTTCCGATTCAACCCTCCTATTTCCTAAGAAAAGTTCCTGCTGGTAGTAGTACGCATACTTGCCTGCTTCGCTTAACTGGCCTTGCAAGATGCGGAGATTCCGATCGGCGCTGTTTGGCTTATATCCGCCAGGGTGATGCTCTACCCATACGGCCTGCTCGCCCACAGATTCTAGCCCGGCATTAGGCAACAGCGCCTCATGCACGGCATAGTGCCACTTTCCAGACCATACGCCGTCTATACGCCTTACCATCCGTTCCCTTACAGGGGCGAGTTTGGCGTTTAAAACCGCATATACGCCCGCGTAGATGCCGAGCTTGGGATTCTGCTCAAACGCTTCTACGCCCCTTTTAAATGCGTTTTTGAGGTCTTTATGGGGCAAGTCATCGCAATCCACCCATACCGCATAGTCTCCAGTGCAGGCATCCAGTGCGGTGTTGCGGGCAGCGGCAAAGTTATCAACATGGGGCCAGCTCGCCCCTGCCGGTGCATTTTTATATTCGACTATCTTGGCGCCTGACTTCTCCGCTATCGCCCGCGTGCCGTCGTCAGGCCGAGCGCCCTGCGCCATGCAAACCACTAGCTCATCGCAGTATGGTAAAAATGCAGTTACAAAACGCTGTATAAATTGCGCTTCATGCCCGGCGATTGCGTAGATGGAGATTTTAGGATTTCGAGTGGCCACGATTAAATCTCTCGCAATCCGAGCACGTAACTACCGATAGAAGTATCAATCGACGCCACCCGATAGCTGACCGAGTTGGCCAGCAAGATAGATCCAATGGTAGGCGCCGTGGCCATGTTCGCCACGTCGATGGTAAAGGTGGAGTTTAGATCCAGATCAAAGCCGCCCAGCTCCACGCTTTCTTTGCGGGTGATCGTCGAGAGGATGCCAGTGACTGAAGTGGAACCGATAGTGGCGGCCGTGCCGGTTTGATCGTATAGAGCGGCCAGACTTTCCTTTAGGCACTCTGTAAATTCAGACATTTTAGGATTTCTTAAAGTGGAAAGGGCGGTGAGCCTTTCAGCCCACCGCCCTCCCCGAGTGAATTAGCTACCGTTGATACGAACCAAGCTCGCGGGCTCTCCGGCTTTCACGCCGTAGATCAGGGCGTAGGTGCGTTGAAGCATGCCCTTGACCACGTCGTAGTTCTCACGAACTTGGACGGACAGGCCAGTGCGGGGTTCAGTTACCGTGTCGATCGTCCCAGGGATGGGAACGCCGGTCGGAACTTCAGGAACGCGGGCCGCGATCAACAGGGCTTCCTGCTGGGCGAAGAATCCGCCGAGCGTGATGCTGTTTCCGGGGACTGCGCTGTACTGGTTGATGTTGAATCCAGCCACGTTGCCGATCCCAGCCGTGCGAACGAGGTCGCCGGTGATCTGAGGATTGGCTACCACGGTGCTGTCGTTCAGCAATGCGCCGTAGAAGCTCGGGTTAAGAACAGCGTACCGGCCGTTGACCGGGGCGTTGTTGCTGTTGAGGGTGATTCCGGCCGACACTACCGAGCGGTAGGAGAAGGCGCTGGAAGCAACCGTCAACGCACTGGTGAAGGTGGAGGAAGTCACGAGGGCCAACAGATCCCCAACCATTTGCAACCCGAGGGCGTGCGCGGCTGCGCCGGCGAAACGCTCGATGAGGTTGATGTTGGAGCTGGTGCGCTCTTGATCGTCCACAGAGTACGAAACGTGCTTGAACTTATTGAGAGTGATCTGCACGTCTGTCTGGGTTGTCGCAGTCGCTACGTAGCCGTTTGCCTGCGAGTAGTCCTGGGCGGTCGTCGCAGAGATACGGTGGGTAAAGACTGACGCGTTGTATTTAGCTGCTTCGCTGCTGAAATCCGTTACAGAGTTTCTCAGGAAGCTGTAATCTGCCACGAGGATCTCGAGAGCCCTCTGAGCGATTACATTGGCATTCGTTGTTCCGATTGTGTTGGCCATTGTAGTGTTCTCCTAGTGGACTGGGTTACAGTCCGAGTTTGCGGAGCAGTTCCGACCGACGGGCCGGATTCTTTTCCGCGTTGAATTGATTGAGGATTTCTGCCCGGCCGAGCGGTTGGCTCGATTCAGCGGGAACCGCCACTGCGCC